TCGTTGCACTCTATAATGCACTTAAAGATGTATTGAATGAGTACACTCCTTACAAGAAGATCTACATTGTTAGATCTCTTGTGGCAACCAGAGAGATTGGTTTCCTTCCTGGAGACCATGAAGACAAGTCGGCTCTCTATCAGATTCCATACAAGAACATGGTCAAGTACATGTTTGAAATGCCTTCTGATGCAGACTTTGATATGCTCTGGGGTAATCTGAAAGCTCAAGAAACTGTGTCTTTCTGGTCTACTAGTTTCATCCGTGGTACAACTTTTGACGATTGCATTTTGTTGATTGACGAAAGTCAGAACTTGAATTTCCACGAACTTGATAGTATCATTACTCGTGTGGGTGATAATTGTAAGATCATGTTCTGTGGTGACGCAGTTCAAACTGATCTCCAGAAGACCTACGAGAAGAATGGTATTCTTGACTTCATGAGAATCATCGAACAAATGGAAGAGTCATTCTGCATGGTTGAATTCCAAGTAGAAGACATCGTTCGTTCGGGACTTGTGAAAGAATACATTATGAAGAAAACAGCCCTAGGACTCTAATGGATCGAACTTTTGTTAATCATCTTGGTGACATCGAACTAGAAAAGAAAGAGACCCCTGGGTGTCGTCTTTATCAATTACCAAATGGTGACTGGGTGCCTTCGATCACCTCAGTCACCTCTTTCTATAACCGTGAAAAATTTATTAAGTGGAGACAGAAAGTTGGTGAAGAGAAGGCGAATCAAATCACTAGAAAGGCTACGGCTCGCGGCACGGACTTCCACGAAGTGGCCCAGGATTACCTTGAAGGAAAGTCCCTTAACTGGGAAAGTCATCTTCCTGCGTCGAAGTTCATGTTCCACTCCTGCAAACCAATCCTTGATCGTATTGATAATATCCATGCTATTGAAAGGACTCTTTTTAGTGAGTACCTTGGTGTTGCTGGGCGTGTTGATTGTATTGCGGAGTTCGACGGGGAGCTTGCTGTCATTGACTTTAAGACTTCAGACTATATTAAACCAGAAGAATGGTTAGAGAACTATTTTGTTCAAGAGACCTTCTATGCATGTGCATACTATGAGATGACTGGTATTCCAGTCAAAAAACTTATTACGATTATGCAAACTCCCAACGGGGAGAATCATGTATTTGACAAACGAAACAAAGACGAGTATATTAAGCTATTAGTTAAGTACATTAAGAAATTTGTTACTCATAGACTTTCCAATGCCGAATAAAGATGTCGATAAGGCTCTAAAAGACAAGTTTCTTTGTCAAACTAAATTTACAAAAGACATTGAAACTCTTGTCAAAGAAGACCCTGACTTCAATTACATCGATGCAATCGTTTACTATTGCGAAGAGAACAAAATTGAGTTAGAATCCGTTCCGAAGTTGATCTCTAAACCTCTGAAGGAGAAACTCAAGGCTGAGGCCGTTGAACTCAACTTTCTGAAACGTACATCCCGTGCTCGTCTGCCCCTGTGAAAGTGACACCGTTTGAAGTCTACACAACCTATCTTGGAATGAAAAATCATTTCACCAAGGATAAGTATGACTTCATTAAATATAGTGGAAGAACTCGTGCATCTGTTGCGTCATTTAATAAACGACGTGACAGATATTTTTTTGAGAGAATGTCCCGTAAGAAGGACGACAATGAAATTGTAAATTATTTCATTGCTAATTTTATCTCTCATGATGATCCTGGTAAAGTGTGGATAGGAGAGATTATCCAGAATGGAGAAACCAATTTCAAAGAATGGCAAAGACGAAACCAGTCCTTGTCCTACATATTCGGAAACGAAGTTGAAGGAATCTTTACACGAGATAATTTCGACAGTTACTTCCATACTCAGGGCCAACACCCGAAGATCCTGAAGGCCTACATGAGGAAGGACATCAGTCTGGAAACTCTTGTCATCTTGGATAAGATTCTTGGTTTCAGATCTCGTCTTGATAAGAAACTAGATGATCCTATCTGGAGTACGGTTTCCCTCAAAATGAAGAAGTACGAGCCCTTCCTAAATATCGATGTGTTCAAATTTAAAAGAATCCTAAAGGAGAAATTGTTATGAGTTTTCTTGACAGTGAGTATGTTCGTGCATCTCTAGTTGAGATCAATGAACTTCAAGAAGACATCTATGGTGACATCATGAAGTTTCCCTCCATGTCGGATGAAGATAAGTATGAACACATTTCCAAACTGGAAAAACTTCTGGAAAAACAAAAGATTATGTACACTCGGGTCTCCCTGAGTGATGATCCAGAGGCGCTCCAGATCAAGGAGAACATCACCCAAGCGGCCAAAATGCTAGGTGTACCAGGGGAGGTGGACCCTGGGACTCTCTTTGATAATATGTACCAGACCATCTCAGGTCTGAAAAAAATGTTGGGTCAGACGCTTGACGATTGACTCCAGACCTGTTACGATGACTCTGCCACCACAAAGGCCAAATCCAAACAATCCGAGGTATCCGAATGTCTTTTGCAGACCTTAAAAAACAGTCCAAACTGGGTTCCCTGACCTCCAAACTGGTCAAGGAAGTTGAGAAGATGAATACTCCCGCAGGTGGTGATGACCGCCTCTGGAAACCCGAAATGGACAAGTCTGGTAACGGTTACGCTGTAGTCCGTTTCCTCCCCGCACCCGAGGGTGAAGATCTCCCCTGGGTAAAACTGTACAAACACGCCTTCCAAGGCCCTGGTGGTTGGTACATTGAGAACTCCCTGACTACTCTGGGTCAGAAGGATCCCGTGTCTGAACTGAACACGACTCTGTGGAACAACGGGACTGATGCAGGTAAAGAAGAAGCCCGCAAACAGAAGCGTAAGTTGGAATACTACTCCAACATCTACGTTGTGAAGGACCCTGCCAATCCTCAGAACGAGGGTAAGGTGTTCCTCTACAAGTTCGGTAAGAAGATCTTCGACAAGATCATGGGTGCAATGCAACCTGAGTTTGAAGATGAAGAGCCCATCAACCCCTTCGACTTCTGGGCTGGTGCAGACTTCAAGATCAAGATCAAAAAGGTTGCAGGTTACTGGAACTATGACTCCAGTGAGTTTGCCCGTCCTGGTGCTCTCTTGGATGGTGATGATGATGCACTGGAGGCCCTTTGGAAGAAGGAATACTCCCTGCAAGAGATTGTTGCTGCAGATCAGTTCAAGTCCTACGATGACCTGAAGAAGCGTCTGAATATGGTTCTGGGTGTCTCTGCTCCCAAGTCCCGTCCTGTTGCTGAAGAAGTGAACGATGAGGATGACTTCCGTGGTTCCTCCCGTGAACTCACCGATGATCTTCGTGGTGAACTGAACTCTCTGCAACCCACTGCTTCCTCTTCTTCTTACTCTGATGAGGATGAAGATGATGCACTCTCCTACTTCCAGAAACTGGCTGAAGAGTGATGGGAGAAGCTGTTCACGCATGGAACACCATGGGGTATGGAGAGGGTTTCCTCTTCTCCCTGTGGGTGATCGGAATGTACTACATTAAACTGCGAATGGATCGAAAATTTGGGCGATGAGTAAGAAAAAGACTATCTGGCGTTTATGGGCTAAAGCACTTGGAGAAAAACCAACTAAATGCGACAGAGAGTCTGATACTATTGCTTGGATACGCACCTTTATTTTTGTTTCTTACTTGGTCACTAATGTGGCTATCGTTGCTAATGCCGTAAGACATTGGAACGATATTGAGGCCACCAAAATTGACTCTTGTTTCCAAAAATAGCGGAAAAAAAATTCTGGGGCTTTTTGACCTGCCAGGGTCAGCCCCAGTTTTTTGTAGCCATATACTGCGTTACTTGCCAGTGATTCTGGTGGGTTCCGTCTTTTTAAGGTTTTTGGAGATATAGTTGGAATTTGGTGTATATCTCATAATCTCCTTCAGATCCTTAATTACTGTTGGAAGGAGATCTTCACGAATTAACTGAATATTGCGTTTTTTGTCATTCAGTCTTAGTTCATGTTCAAATACAGAAACTGATCTGATTGGAGAAATTCGTTCTAAACTTCCTCCTTTTGTATATGTGACGGTAAAATTATCATCTACAATTTTACCCGCAGGAATTATCAAATTGTTGTTGAAATCTCTGAACTCAATCGTCTCATAGTGATGAATGGATTCGAGTTCTTGTTGTGTATATCTATTGTTCAATACGGTGTTCAGATCACTTTCACCGATGGGCCATTCACTTCTGATGTCAATGATATTATTTGATAGAAGAACCACCCAATCAAATTCTGCAGAACCGTAGTATTTTTCTGCAACTTGATCTGGTCTGTCATTACCTTCAACTTTGTACTTTTCGAAAAGTGTTGAAATTGAAGAATAATCGTCTCTTAGTTTTGCACGACGAAATAGGTTCTTTACTTCTACAGTGGTTTTACTACCAGACTGGTCCTTGAGTAAGGAACCATACTGCAAATTTGGTAGGTAAGAAAAATAGTTAGCCATTAGAATCCTACGTCATCTCCTGCTGGGAACTCAGAGTAATCATTCTCATAGATTGGAACAATTTCACTGAATGACATTGTAATGATTGTGGTGACTGGTTGAGAGTCGGGGCCATATGCTGCCCAACGACCAGATCCACCAGAGTAATCAACCCTGAAGTTGGTCATTGCACAGGTCTTGAACTTATTTAATCCTTTGATCTCACTTCTGTTTCTTGATCCCTTTCTATATTCAAGTCTGAATACGTTTGGAGTTCCTAATAACAGATTTCCCGATGCCGTGAATCTTCTGACATTCTTCTTCACGGCCATTCTCTGTTTGAGAGTACGGATGATCTGTCTGACCATCTTGGATTCATCGGTACTTCTTGGTGTCAAACGAACTGTGAAGTCAAATGTTCTGAGACCTGGACCATTGAACAGAAGTTCGATGTTTGGATTGTCGATAACACCAGCAGTTCTTGAGATAACTGCTCCGACATCGACGTTTACACCCACACGACTTGCTGCAGCTGCAGTTGCATTGAGTAGAAGTCTTCTTCTGATATATTGAGAACTGGCCAGATTCACCACTCCACTACCAAGTTCTTTTAGATAATCACCAGTTCCCTCTAGGAGACCCATGACACCTTTTTTGTCTCCACCTTCGCTGGTTTGAGTACCAAGAATTCTTCTAGATGTTGGATCAAAAAGAGTTCCTGCAACTGCGCCCATTTCACTTGGGCCCCAACTTACGTTGTTTTGATCCGCAATCGCATTGGGCATTGGGATGATGATGGTCTCTAGGAGTTTGTTATTGAATGTTCTAACAAACTGGCCTTGATCATTACTTCCAAAAATTGTTGGAAGTCTTCCTGCAGGAACATATTCTGCTACAGTGATTACCATATGGTCCTGAATGTTCAGGTCCATATCGATGGGATATTTGAGTGTTGCCTTCCCAGTTACTCCAAGATTAGTACCAGCACCCGCAGCCCTTTCACTTGCATTACCTGTTACTGACGTATCTGTGTCGGATGATAATGGTCCATAATTCGTGTCTTGTTCAAGTCGAGCAGATGCTTCTTGGTTGGCAAATGTATCCCATACATTACCACCTTGAGATATCAAAAATTGTTGTTTGTCTGGATTTTGATTTGTCCAGTAGTTTTCTAATGCTTCAAATTGATACTCATTTAATTTTTCGATTGGATTACCAGAAAAATAGTTTTGTATCTGATTATCGGTGATACCAGAAAGATTCCAAGAATTTTTTGTAAGGTTTTCAATGTCTGGTACTTCTATAATTGTAGATCCAGATCCAGATCTATATTCAGAAATTGATCCAGATCTGAGACCCCACACTTTATTTGTGAGATCTGTATATGTATATGCACCGTTAGTTCTGTATACTCCTTTTACTTCAGCCATCAGACTTTATCCCCCCTCCATGCACGGTACGAAGGGAAACGTCTTCCCGTTTCTACTTTAATGAATTCTTCAGTTGGTAACATGGATACGTCTGCCATTTCAGATTCTGGAACTCTCATCATGTTACCCTGTACACCCTCAAAGTGATACCTATGTAAGGTTCTTTTGGGTACAGTTATTCCATCTGCACTATTTATTAGGCCTTTTGCAGTGGCCTCTCTTAATTTAGGCGATAAGTAGTGCATGTTCGCACCAATGAATCCTCTCTGATCCACACTTATTACATATGCGATCGGATATTGGTCATAATACTTGAGTCTTTCTGGTTTTGTTGCGACATAATTGAAGAAATACATTTCTCCAACTTGTACTGGTCCAGATTGTTCGCCGAATGAACCTGGATCGTCGTATTGATCTCCCTGATAGTTTGCAAGAGTTTCTACCAAGGCATCACGATACTGTCTTCGCGTTCCTTTTTTTCCAACTTTTGACTCAACTATCGAGAAGATGCTCATTTAATACCTAACTCTTTTTCTGTGAAGATTTTGAATTCCCAGAGTCTATCTTTACAGTATTCTCTTGCAGCTTCCCACTTGGCCTGATTTGTTCCCCAAGTGTAGACCTCATTCAACCAAGTCTTAGTTCTTTTGGGTGGATTCGGATCTGGTTGTTGACATTGTTTTGCTGGTTTCACTTCAACCATTACTTTTCTCACCTTTCCAGTCGCATCTTTATATTTGATCATAAAGTCTGGAAAGTATCGATGCCAACGGCCATCGACTGGAGATTTGTATGGGATTGCAATCTCTTCACTCTGCCACTGAATTACTGCATCGTTTTTGTCGCAGTAAACCATAAATTTTCTCTCCCACAATGAACGGTAAACGATCTTTGTAGGGTCACCTTTATACTTTTGTGGATTTGATGGTTTGAACCTTCCACTATAAGCCATCTAAATAACCATAACAAGCCTTCTAATATTTAGAGCTGTCATGGCGGTTAACAGATTTCGTGGTGGACGATATAAGATAGACGACCTACGAAGTCGTTTTCAAACCGTTGCACTTGATAATGAATATCAAGTATTTTTTACTCTAAATGAAACTGTTAGTAATGAAGCCATAAGTCTTGGCATTGATAGAAGATTTCTGACTGAAGATCTTGGGTTGTATGTATCTGATGCAGTTCTTCCTGGATCTTCTTTCGCTGATATAGAAGTTGCTGGTGATCGTCAAGGTATTACCGAAAGAAATGCCTTTAGTAGAATTTACGATGATGTAACTTTTACCTTCTATGTTGACAGAAACTACGAAGTTTTAAGATTTTTTGAATCTTGGTTCCAGTTTATCAATCCTCTCTATAGTACAGAACAGAGAGGAATCACTAAGAATCAGATAACTAAATTCAACTATCCAGATGACTATAAATGTGAGATGGTCATCACAAAATTCAATAAAGACTTGAGAGGATCAACTAGAGAAATTGGATTTGCCAATGGACTCGGTAACGACAGAGATCAAATTAGTTATAGATTCTTCCGTGCTTGGCCAATGTCTATTGCGTCAACCCCAGTAAGTTATCAAGGAATGAACGTATTGAAGTGTAATGTTACCTTCAGGTATGATCGTTATGTTGTCAGTGAAGTTACACGATCAAGGGTTCCTTTAGTTGGTGATACAATTAGAGGTGTAAGTTCTACTCAGTCTCCAGTAACACCTACCGTAGCCTCTCCAACGTCAACCACTCCAGTAGTTGAATCATCTACAAATACTGATCCAAACAGTAAACCATCACCTACTGTAATTGATGGGCCAATTGGAAATACAAACGGTCCTGGTACACAGTTTGTTCCTACTGATAATGCCACTGGATATAGACCAGACGCAAATGATGGAGCACTCTTATATCCAAATGGTAAACCTGTCTATGGTCCAGATGGAAAGATTCAATCAATGTTCTAAATAATCACACTGAATAACTCATTATGCCTTTACCAACAATTGCAACTCCTTCGTTTGAACTGACGTTACCATCAAACGGAAAGAAAGTTAAGTATCGTCCTTTTCTTGTCAAAGAAGAGAAGGTTTTGATTCTGGCCCTGGAGGGTGGGGAAACAAAGGACATCACCCGAGCAATCAAAGATGTTCTTAAGAGTTGTGTCTTGACAAGAGGTGTCAAGATCGATCAGTTGCCAACTTTTGACATTGAATATCTTTTCCTGAATATTCGTGCAAAGTCGGTAGGTGAGACTGTCAATGTTCTCATTACTTGTCCTGATGATGGAGAAACTCAAATTCCATTGACAATCGGCATTGATGAGATTGAAGTAGTTAAGAATGATGAACACACCATTGATATTGATATTGATGGTAATTATAAGTTGCGGATGAAGTATCCATCTCTGGATCAATTCATCGAAAACAACTTTACAGATGAAGAAGAACAAGATGTCTTCAAGATGGTGGCCTCATGTGTTGATCTTGTCTATGATGAGGAGACTGCATATGATGACTTCAGTGAGAAGGAAATGATCAAGTTCCTGGAACAGTTCAATGCCAAACAGTTCAAGGAAATTGAGAAGTTCTTTGATACTATGCCAAAACTTTCTTATGTTGCTTCCATCACTAATCCCAACACTGGGGTTGAAAGTAAAGTTGTTCTAGAGGGTTTGACCAGTTTTTTCGGGTGAGTATGGCTCACATGAGTGCTGAGTCATACTATGAACTTAACTTTTCTTTGATGCAGTACCATAAATACTCTTTGACGGAGATTGAAAACATGATGCCCTTTGAGAGAGACATTTATGTTGCTCTCTTAAAGAACTACCTTGAATCTGAAAAACTCAAACAACAACAAGAGCAAGGTCTCGGCGGATAATGGGTGCTTTATTCAATTTCTTTACTAATTTTTTAAAGGTACAGGCTTTAAACACGGCTCTTGGTGGGAAAAGAGACGATGGGCTTGGCGATAGAGAAAATAGAAAGAAACTTGCTGCGAGAGCATTCTTAGAGGGTTATGAACCTGACCCTAGACTATTCGCTAAGGGTCCAGATGATGCTCCAAATGTTGTTGTACCAGAACCTCTAGTTGAAGCTCCTGCACCCGCACTTCCTGTAGATGCACCAGTTGCTCCACAACTGATTCCAGCAACGGTTGGTGGTGGAAGTTCTTCTGATTATGTTATTAATGAATTGCAAAGGATAGATGCAAATGTTCAAGCCATTGCTGCTGCAATGGCACAGAATGTAGAGACTGATAGAAGATATAGACAATCTGTACTTGAGTCACAGAAACAACAGTTGGCCGCCAGGGGACAACGTAGATCTAGACGTAGGGCTGAAAGAAGACGAGGATTGATCGGTGGTTTCCGACGAGATGTAGGTCGAAGTATTAGACGGGTAAAGGGTAGATTTAGAGAAGCTGCCATGGATCTTGGTGGTGGACTTCTTGCTTATGGTGCAACAAAGTCTATTGCAACTATCAAAGAAAACTTCCAGTTCCTCCAAACAGAATTTAATAAGATTGTAGCACCTCTCAAGAGATTACTTGGAATGGGAGGTGAGGAAGAATCAGTTGTAGAACCTACGCCCGAATCTGGCCAACCACTCACTCCACCCAAGAGTGCGTATCAGTTTGGTTATGGTCTACCAAAAACAAATACCTTACCAGGCCGACAACATTATGGTGCTTCTAGAAATGGTGGGGCCAGACAACACGCTGGTACTGACTTTGATCCAGTGGATGATGTTAATAGTGAGTTTTTCTCTCAAATTGGCGGAACCGTTGTTAAAGTTGGAAGAGCACAGGGATATGGAAATTATGTTGACATCTATAATGATGATCTGAAAAAGACAGAAAGAATTGCTGAAGGAGATAAGATTGTTGTTTCTGAAGGTGAGAAAATTAGACCTGGACAACTAGTTTCTAGGGGATCGACTCAAACGGGTGTATTTCACTATGAAATTCGAGAGGGTGAAGCTGGTGGTAAGTTTGGAATTGGTGGAACTATTGACCCATTAGATTTTTTACAAAAGAATGTTCCTAACCCTGGAGGTAACACTCCACCACCTGCCACAATAAAACCAGCTGGACAACTGCAATCTTTTGCACCAGTTCGACGCCCTATGTCTCAGGAAATTGCTTCCGCTGGACCTATGATGTTTGAATTACCTCCTGTTGTAATTGATGAGAGAGAACAAGAACCTGCTCTTGCTGGTGCTGGGGTTGGTGGTAGTCGTGAGTTTGTTCCATTAGAACCTTCTGCTGGCCTCTCTCCTTATGGATCTTTATTTGGGAGTAACATAGGATAAGATGGATATTTCTAGTTTTCTCCAGTCTGTAAGATCTATAAGAGTATCTACAGAGCAACTCTCTAACATCATGAAGAGAGATGCTGGAAATAGAAGAATTGACTATGCGCGAATTCAAGAACTTGATAGAAGACTTAAAAGAGTAATTCCTATCATTCCTGGTGAGTTTGGAGTTGCTGGTGGCATCTTTGGTACAAGTATAGTGCCTCAAACTCCCATGTTTGGGATGCCTATGAGACCTCCTGGTCTTCCACCCATTCTTCCTCCTGGAACTTCAGTTGGTCCTGGTGGCCCTGGTGGTCCAGCAGGTCCACAAGGTCCCCGTGGACCACTCCCAGATGAAGAAGTGGTTGAAGAACCAATAGAAAGACAAACTATAGAGGAGTCAATAAGACGACAGGAAGAAGCAAAAGCCTCTGCGGAAGCTGAAAGACAGAGACGGAGACAACAACAAGAACAAGAACAAGAAGCAGAGGCTGAAGTAGAAGAACCCACAACTGCTCCAGTTGAACCAACTCCAGGCAAACCACAAGTTCTTCCTCCATTAGAAGAACCTGCTGCACCTGCATTTCCTCCAGAGATGAGTAAAATCATCACTCCAAAGGAATTGTATAAGTTAATGGAAAAATATTATGATCCAAAGAATCGTGGTCTTTTTAACCGACCATTCTCACAGAGAGTAAAACTTCCTACTGGTGTTCTGGTTGTTGAACCAACATCTACGAATATCTTCAGACCAGATTATTCGCCAAAGTTCAGATTTCTTCCAAACGAAAAGTTTGAAAAGGCTGCCAAAGAACTGGAACAGTTTGGCACCGCAATGGAGTTGTTGCAGTTGGTAATGACTGTACTTTCTGCCTTTGGTAGGACAACTCCTCAGATTACGGCTCCACGACCAACTACGGTGCCTGCAACTCCAAGACCCACGGTTGTTCCACAGAATCAGGTCGTTCCTGGACCAAGACAAGTTCCTGTAAGACAAAGAGTTGCTGGTCCAGAAACTCCTATGGTTAGGGGTATTGTTAGGACCCCTCAGTTTGCGGAAAGACAAAGAGAACTTACCAGACAAGGATTGAGTCCCAGACAGATTGCCAAGGATAGAGCTAAAAAAGCAAGGGATCGGAAAAGATTAGAACAGGCAAGAGAGTTTCTTTCTCAACAGGGTGAAGAATCAAAACTTGGACAAATGACACCTCAAGCTGAGGCTGCTAGAAGACAAGCAATCAAGGACATGATCTCAGTGTTCAGAGATCCAACTTACTTTGCTGGTGGTGTTGTTAGACCTGGATCTCCTGCTGATCTTATGGGTATGAATAATCCAGCTCTTAGAGCCAGATTCATTCAATATCTTGAAACATTTACTCCAAGAAAGGGTCAAGAAATTAATTACAATGCAATTCAAAAGAGACTCAATGCGATGGGATTGGATGTTCTTGGTGAAACTGGTCCAGCACCAGGATTGATTGGTAGAGATACTTTTAGGAACATTCTTAACTTCATCAAAAAACCTGAAGTTCGAAAGGATTTCAAGATTGATCCCAGGGATCTTTTACAGAGACTTGAAAAGAGTAATCGTATTGATCCAGATGCTGCCAACTTCTATAGAAGGAGAGTAGAAACAGAAAGTAAGGAGTTAAGACAAAGTATTTCTGGACAGGAAGTTAGTAGTGTAAATATTGGGCCAGGTGGCCCACAGATTGCCCTTCAACGAGTATACATCTACAGGAACGCATAATGAGTTATATCACTAACGTCAAACTCACAAACGTAAAGATCACAGCACTCAACGGTAAGACTGCTGAACCTGGTGATGGTATCGATGCAATCATGCAGTTTGATTATTACGAGAGTATCTTTAAACCATCCGTTGAGGCTGTATTAACATTCTCCTCTAGAACGAAAATCGTTTCGGAACTTCCCATTCGTGGAACAGAGACAGTCACGATTACTATCGAACATGCAAGTGGTGTTGTTGAGTTCACTGATTGGGTTGTTCGTGGTGTAACTGAACCTGCAACATCTTCAACACAAACTGTAGTTCAGTTGTTATTGACAACTCCTGATAACGTCAAACAAGAATTGAAACGTAACAGACTTTTTCAAAGATATGATCCCAAAGTTCCTATCAGCACTCATGTTACAAACATCCTAAAAGGTATCACTGACAAGGAATTTGATATTGAAAAGACTGCAAACTCTTATGGATTCTTTGGTAACTATTGGAGACCATTTAAGGCCATCTATTGGCTAGCTAAAAGGTCTATTGCTACTGGTGGTGGTGAACGTTCGGGATTTTTGTTCTGGGAAACAAAATCTGGTTATAACTTTAAGAGTATTGACACCATTGCATCTGCGGCTAAAAATTCTGTAGTTCAGAGTTTTGATCAGAGAGAATTTGTGGAGGAGGGTGATGATTCTTCGAACTACACAATCTTCTCACCATTTATGGAGTATAATCAGGACATCATCTCCAAGATGAGAACTGGTGCCTATGGTGATAACACAAAGTATTTCAATCCTTATACACTTCCACAAACATTTCAACCAGAGGACACCAGTAGATATTCTGAAAGTTTTGAAAAGGTTGATAAGTTTGGAACAGAAGACTATGAAAGACTAGACTTCGGAGTCACTGATAATCCAACATCAGTTGATGTTCAACCATTTATCAGTGGCACTATGACACAAGATGGTACAGTTGATCCTGAGTCTGACAGTGGCAATCCACACAAGTGGAGTTCTTCGCACCAGAAGTATCAGTTGATTATGTCACAATCTTTGAGAGCTGCGGTTCCGATGAACTTTGATTTGGAGGCTGGATTACCAGTGAATTTAAATTTAGCATTGCCTAACAAAGGACTTGACAACCATCAAAGTGGGGTGTATCTTATAAAAGACCTAAGACACACCATCAAATTTGACGAAAAAGGTGTTGAATGCCTGACTCATTTACGTTGCATCCGCGACAATTATGGAAACGAGGGTATCAATACGAACGTTACACTGTTAAATAGCTAGAAAAAAAGAGAAAAATGGAAAACATCGAACAACACATTGAGGCCGATAAGAAGATCCTTGATGATCCTCAAATTTCTCCTCAAGCTCGCAGACATACAGAAGAAGAACTTGCCGCTCTAGAGGCATACGCAGAGAACCATCCTGAAGATCATCATGATCCTACTTCTCTGGAACTTTATTGTGATGCGAATCCAAGTGCTCCAGAGTGTCTCGTCTACGATGACTGATAAATAACTCAAAATTGTGTTTCTTTGAATGTTCGAAGAAGTATTAGGACGCCCTGGTAGTATGGGGTCTGACGGCCTCAAGTGGTGGATTGGACGTGTTGCTCCAAGATCCGCTTGGGCCGATGCTGGTCTTCTTGCGAATGACAAAGAAGTTGGTAGAAAAGAAAACGAACCTGAGATTGATATTTACTATAACCGTGTAAAAGTTCAGGTTGTTGGTTATCATGATCAAATTGCAAATCCCGTAGATTTGCCTTGGGCACATATTTTGGCTACGCCAATGTTGCCCTCAGGATATAGGTACAAGGACCACACACACTATCTTGAAGGTGGGGAAAGTGTGTTTGGTTTCTGGTTAGATGGTGAGGACGAACAGAAACCAGTGATCATGGGTGTCTTTTATAGACACAAAAAAGGTCAAGATGAAGGAACTCCAATTGGTAGTAGTCCTGCAACTTCTACTAATGTAAATAGAAATCCACCCCCAGCACAACCAACTGGTGAGACTGATGGAAAAACTCTTGGTACTAATGATCCAATCCCAGAACAAAGATACTTAAAGAGAACTGGTGGATATAACTTTGTTACTGGTGGATTTGAAACTGAAGTCGTAACTAAAATTCCAGTTACCAATGAAGCTAGCACTGGTAAGGGTGTAAGTAGTGCTGCTGATTCTCACCACGTTTTTCTGAAAAGAAAAACAAATAGACCAACGTGTAAGAGAGATAACGTTGTTGCTGAGATCACTGGAGCTCTTGGTGATTTTGCAGAAGTTCTCCTGACTGTTCAGGGTTATGCAAACTTCTATGTGAATGGTGTCCTTGGAGCGATTTCCAACCTTCAAGGTGAGATTGATTTGATTGCAAAATCAATCGCTTCAATTATGACTGGATTGTTTAATTCTATTCGAGATAGAATCTACATCTTGGTTGGGGAGAAGATTCAAAATTTCATCAATAGTTTAATTCCAGAAGAAATTAAACCAATTTTTGGCCAAACTATTAAAGAGGCCATGGATGTAATTTATTGCATCTTTGAGAATCTGATCAAGTCTCTTCTGAAGACAATTGTTGATTTTCTCCTGTCACTGGTTGGCAAATTTATCAATGCACCTCTTTGTGCTGCAGAACAGTTTGCTGGTGCTTTACTGAGCAAACTTGCAAGTGACATGTCTGCTGCAATTAGTCCCATCCTTCAGAGTTTAACTGATACTCTTGGTGGAGCACTTGGGAGTGTGAATGAAATTATTGGTAAGGCCCTGGAAGTTGTTGGCTTGGTGTTCAGTTTCATTGGTTGTGACAAACTGAAGTGTCCTCTTCCTTCTAGATGGGATAATGCTTATGGTCCAACTCAGGGTGAAAGAGATAGTGCTAAGGCCGTGTTTAGTTCTATTTCTATTCTCAATATTCCTACTGGATTTGATGAAAATGGAAATCCAAAACAAACTGTTGGTGGATTCTTAAAAGAGGCTGAAGGAAACGTAGGTAGTATTTTCGGTGAACCAACTGACGAACAACAACAAACGGCTAATTACATAGCTGGACTTGTCGGTGGTTGTGATAGTAAGGTTCTGAGATGTGGTCCACCCAAAGTTGAAATCTTTGGTGGTGAGGGTATCGGTGGATTTGCGAATGCTGTTGTAAGTAATCTCGGCGAGATCATCGGTGTTGATGTTGTTGAACGTGGTTTTGGATATAGTGCAGAGAAACCACCATATGTGACATTTAGAGATGCCTGCGGTGATGGAGCAGGTGCAAGAGGTCGTGCCATCATTGGAGATGATGGTGGAATTGATAGAATCATTATTGATTATGGTGGTTACGGATATCGCAATAACTTTGGTGACATTAAAACCATCTACGGAACTATTCCTGGAGATACAAACACTGAAACTGCAAACTCTGATAATAAGACAGTAACAGGCCAAATTGATATTGTTGAGGTATTTGATCCTGGATTTGGTTATAATCCTGGAGACACACTTGAAGTTGGTAATGGAGCAGAACTCACTCCTATTATTATTGGTGGTAGAATCCTTGGTGTTGAAGTCAATAACGGTGGAACAGGATTCACTTCAATTCCAGAAATCACAATAAATAGTGAGACTGGTGTTGGTGCCAATTTGAGTCCTGTTCTCAAGTTTACCGATGTTGGAGAAGAATCTCTGCCACCAGGAGAAGTTGTTACAGTAGTCAATTGTGTAGGTAAATAATGCCAAACGCAGGTAAGGGTGATTTTGATATTGACAATAGGAGGAATTTCCGTTTTGAGGGCGGACAAAATTCTCCCTATGGAAAAGTTGGTTTTCGTGTTCTAACCAATCTCGGTTCTGGCCATGGTTGGTATTTTAATGGTAAGACCGAAGATCACCAGATGGTTGCCACTGGTCGATCTGTTGAGGCCTTAGGTGAAAATGTAGTAAACTCAAAGGCGGGTGAATCTTCTCCAGTCAATCCTGCAAAGTTTATCAGTGCAAAACATGGTGATATTGTTTTGGAGGCAATGGATGGGGATATAATTCTCATCGGTGATAACATCTTGATGTATGCAAATGGTGTGCGAGATGATAAGAACGATGATGGTGATATTCAAATGTTTGCCAACAAAGGTATTAACATTCAGGGTGCAGATATCAAGGTAACGGGAACTAATTTAAGATTGGTTGGTATTAAAGATACAACGTTAATCGGTAAAGTATATGGTGAGTTTGCTGGTGGTGTTGTAAACGCAGTTGCTTCTAGTGATTTTGGTGCATCATCTTTGTTGGGTAAATTAAATTCGATTGTCAAGTCTTTGGGAGCGTTCTAATGGCTAATTTTCCTGTAATGTATGGAACCAGATTAGTCGTTGGTTCCGAAGTATCTGCTGGTATTAGTAAAATTCAAACAAAACCATACGACTTTTCACTTCTGGGTGGTCTGACGGTGTTGAATGGTCCAGTACAAATGGGTGTGGCTCCACTATCACCCGTTCCATTGGGCACACTTCATGTTGGCCCAGTTCCACCTACTGCTGGATCTGTATCTCTAGCTGGAATTCATGTTGTTCATCCTACGATTGGGATGAACGTTATTTCTCCGATTGCTGGTAATTTTTATGGTGTAGTCAATACATATGGTCTTCAACAGGCATATGGATCTGACTTCTCCTTTGGTTTGAAACAGACCCTTGGGATGTTTAACAAAGTCGGAAAGGGTGTAGAAGTTGGAGGAACAACAAAGGCAGAACCATCAATTACAGAGGCTGCACCAAACAGAACCAGTGCTGGCAATATGACGATTGCTGGCAACTTAACTGTTTCTGGCACTATCAATGGTGTAATTAATCCTCAAGCCTGGAAAGGTTTTGATATTAAACATCCCAAAAAACCAAATCGACGTATTCGTCACATTTGCGTAGAAGGTCCTGAAGCTGCAATCTATGTCAGAGGAACTCTTAAAGGATCTAACATTATTGAACTTCCAGAATACTGGGATGGTTTGATTGATATTGAATCAATCACAGTTCATCTCACTCCCATCGGAAATTATCAAGAGTTGTATGTTGATAAGATTGAGTGGGGCAAGAAAGTGATTGTCAAGAACAATCAAGGATCTGCAATCAACTGTTACTACAAGGTTGAGGCCGCTAGAATCGATGGTGAACCACTGATTGTTGAATATGAAGGAGAAACTCCTGCTGACTATCCTGGAGATCCAACACAATATTCAATTTCTGGTCATGATTATGGGAGGAAAGACTAATGCCAAAATCAAACGGTGAAAAAATTAATCTGGTTATTGATGATATCAATGAACGAATCAAGAGAGAAAATGACATCATTGGAGTCAATACAACATCATCTCTTCAAGGTAGAATTGATTTTACTAACGATTTGATCGCTGGGTATGATCCAGCAATTCAGGGAATTGATAATAAAATTGTTTCCATCGGTCAGTCCATCAATCAGTTGAAGGATGAAATTATCACTTTGATTACCGATGCTGTTGGTGTATCCACAGTAAACACTTGTGGTATTGCAAGTACTGGTCCTTTTGGTATTTGTACATCTTGGTCTGGTGGTATCTCAACATGTTTGGTTGGATATGCTCCAGAGTATTATGATAGTATTGGGGCCTCAGGTTGGGCTTTCTCCAGTACATCAACCAATCCTTTCACTGCAACAAGTACCGTCTATCTTTCCAGTGCAAGTAATACCTTTGGTGTTGGTGTTGGTACATTCTTAACACACACTCAGAACAATAGTTCCTATTCTGCTGGTGCTCGTGTAAGTTTGGCCTCTTCTGCAACTTGTGCGGCCACTCAGACTGAGATTGATCGGAAGGATGGTGAAATTGCAGACTTGAGATCCGATCTTGGACATTACATCGGTGTTGTAAATAGTCTCAGAGAACAAAGATGGAAGTCTGAACTCGAACGTTGGGGTATCATCAGAGCTCAACAGGAGTCTCAGGCCGAAAAGGATCGATTGTCTGGGGTTTTGACCGCTTTCACAGACAGCACCTACAACAGACACTTTTTGAGGTGACACAGGGCCCTTGCCCCGAGGCCCTGACGGTGGTATTATACATAGGTAATGAGAGGTCACGAATGACTGACGAGTACCTGACAAAAGTCGTTATTGACGTTTGTTATCGAACTTTCTATCTGTTCTCATCGGATGGTGAAAAACAGATTGTCGATTGTGAAACCATGGAACAATTCATGGAGTTGCGTGAGATGGTCAACCTTGCAAAAGAGTTTGACGAAGAGGTACAAGTCGTTTATTGTGATCCCATTACCACCCCTGCGGGTGTGGTGTAGGGGTAACATCTGAGCCTTCCAAGCTCCAGTCGCGGGTTCGATTCCCGCCACCCGCTTATGAAAGAATCCAAAAACTTTTACGCATATCGGTTTGGTGGATTTCAAGTCACATCAATAAACCTCCTAAGACTCATCAGTGAGTTAGAAGGTTCATATCAACTCCTTAAGTACATGGGATTTGAGGAAGATATGAATACTATTGATGAGATGAAAAAACGTTACTACAAACTTTACTCCCAAAAATCAAAAGAAGAAAAGAATGCGACCTGAAACTCGT